CCGCGGGTGCGGGTGGGGGCCTCTTCTCGGCTCCGTCGGGGAAGACGACGTGTGGCCAGGATGGCAGGTGGGTGTGACGATCGGGCTAAAGCTTTAGCCCGATGTTCACTCAGTCGCGGAGCCGGTCTCCGAGGCCGTCGAGGACGGCGTCGGCGACGTCCTGGGTGTCGACGGGGGCGCCGGCGCGCTGGGCGGCCTGGATGCTCTTGCCGTAGCTCGCCGCGAGGAGGCCGGCGGCGGCGAGGATGTTGGGCTTGGTCCGGTCGAAGGTGCCGTCGGGCTGGAAGCCGGTGGTGATCTTGTGGGCCCAGACGGCGGGTGCGACGAGCTGGGCGGTGCGCTGGGCGATCTTCTCGATCTCGTCGGCGGTGAGGGCCACGTCGGTCTCCAGGGTGAAGGGGTGCTGGGCGGGGCGGGGGAAGGGGTCCGGTCCGCTCGAGGAGCCGGACAGGCCGTTTCGGCGGTAGTCGTACTCGTCGACCTGCCACTGCGCGGCGGCCGACAGACCCCAGGCGGAGTCGCGGACGACGCCGTGGAAGTGGGGGCCGGTCTCGGTCCAGCCGTGGGCGGGGTCGCGCAGCCACATGCACACGTTGCGGCGGCGGAAGGCGACGACGACGTCGACCTGGCGATCGCGCGGGATCGTCTTGGCGCGGATGTCGAGGACGTCGCCGACGTCGTGGGTGGATCCGGACGCCGCGGCGCCGCCGCCGTTCTTGAAGCCGCCCTGGACTACCTCGAGGTCGAGGCCGAGCTCGCGCTCGACGTCGGCGACGAGAGCCCACACGCGGGCTGTGAGGGTCTGCCCGCCGCGGGTGACCTTCTCGTCGGGGTCGGGCATCAGGGGGCCTCGTGGTCGCCCTGCTGGTCGTCCTCGCTGACCTCGCCGGCGCGGTTGACGCCGTAGACGGCGCCGGCCGCGGCGACGGCGGCGCCGAGGACGCCGACGGCCTCGCCGAGGGTGACGGCGTTGTCGACGGCGGCGACGACGAGCGCGCCAGTGCCGGCGACGGCGGCGGCGATGACGGCCTTGGTGCGGCGGGTGATGGGCTGCTCGGTGGCCATCAGGATTCGGTCCTCTCGGTGGGGTCGGGGTCTCGGTGGTTGGCGATGTGCTCGAGGAGCGCGGCAGCCGTGGTGGTCTGGGCGCGCTGCAGCTCGTTGAGGGTCTTGATGGCCGTGTCGACCTTCTCGTGGAGGTCGGGCAGGGACTTGCCGCCGTTGCTGTCGGGCTGGATGGGCCGGGTGAGCTTGAGGAGCTCCGGGAGCATCACCTCGCGGACGTCGTCGCGGATGCCCTTGCTGAAGTCGCGCAGCCAGCGGCGGCCCCGCCTCCACAGCCAGAGGGCGGCGACCACCAGGGCGGTGAGGATGGGCCAGAAGTCCTGCCAGGCCCTGACCGCGTCGGGGGTGCTGTAGCCCGCGGTGGTCACAGGTCCACCACCTTGACCCGCAGCCACATCGCGTCGAGGGTCATCTGGGAGTGGGGGTCGCCGTCGGAGAAGCCGATGGAGACGCCGACGTTGCCGGCGGCTATGTCGGCACGGGACAGGCCCGAGCTGGAGTCGTAGTCGCGCTCGTTCGCGGTGAGGCCGGCGCCCCACTTGCGGATGACGGTGATGGCGTAGGAGACGTTGTCCTCGGTGTCCCACACCAGCGACTCGAAGGTGAGGGCGGAGACGTCGTAGGCGTAGACGATGGGGCGGTAGAAGCCGTCGGGGTCGGTGGGCGGGGTGCCGTCCCAGCGCCAGCGGGCGACGATCTCGAAGTAGCCGGTGTCGGGGTCGACGTCGGTGCCCGTGGGGATGGTGTCGAACGCGACCAGGACGCCGCCGATGCAGTCGGTCTCGAGGATGACTGTCTCGCCGTCGCCGACGGTGTTGAGCGCGGACGGGGAGCTGATGGTGACGCCGGTGACCGGGGTGTCCTGGAAGTCGCCGCCGGAGTCCAGGGAGCAGCTGGTGGCGGGGACGTCGATCCAGTAGGCGGGGGTGGATGCGGGCGGCTGGGCGGCGGCGTTCCACTGGTAGTGCACGGCGAGCTTGACGGTGCCGGTGATCGCGGCGACGACGTCGTCGTCGAGGGTGAGGTCGCTGCCGGCGCGGACCCAGTCGGTGGTGCGGGTGAGGCCCTTGCGGTCGAGCTTGACGTCCTCGGACTTCTCGACCGGCGTGTGCGCGAGCGCGAACGTCGAGGGCCCGGACGAGGTGACGTCGAAGTACTCGTCCTCCCAGCGAATGTCGGCGGCGGACGCCCTGCGGATCGCCGGTACGCGCGCGTCGCCGTCGCGACGCAGCGGCGCAGCGAGACGGACGCGGCCGGAGACGGAGCCTGCGAACGCGATGCGGTTCTGAACTGCCTGCTGCTGGGCGGGGCTGCGGGGGGCGAAGCGGCGCCGAGCCATGCGTGGGTCCTCTCAGCCTTCGATGACGGCGGGCTGGGCGTCGCGCAGCCACTGGTAGTGGGCGGTGATGACCCCGGACCCTTCGCCGAGGGCGGCGAGGGCTGCGGGGTCGAGGGTGATGAGCTTCCCGTCGCGGGTCCACTCGAGGTCGCGGAAGAGGCCTTCGCCGTCGAGCTTGAGGTCCTCGCTCTTCCAGTACGGGATCTTGGTGAGCAGGACGGTGGTGGTGTCGGCGGTGACGTAGAAGGTGTCGGCCCACCACAGGAGGTCCTTGGCGGCCTGCTGGGTGTACGCGGGGGCGCGGACGTCGCGGTCGGTGCTGATCGGGTAGGTGCGGCGGACCCGGCCGGTCATGGATCCGGCGAACATCTGCCGGGCCTGCACCCCGCGGTCGCGCAGCGGCGACGAAGGCGGGGTGCGTCGCGTCATGAGGGCCCGCCTTCGAGGACCTCGAGCTCGGGCTGGTACTCGACCTTGCCGGCGTCGTCGACCTCGACCACGGTGAGGGCGAGGATGCGGCAGGGTGCGGGGTCGCCGAAGGCATCGAGGCCCGTGACGGTGTCAGCGACGCCGTAGTCCTGGTAGGCGATCTTCCCGGCGGCAGGGTTGAGGCGGGTCTCGGTCACCACTTCCTCGGGCTGGGCGCCCTGGTCGAACGCGGTCTGCGCGATCGACTCCGCGGTGGTCTGGGAGTCGGTGTTGCCGGCCTCGAGGCCGACGACGCGGCGGCCGCGCGCGGCGATCGCGGTGGAGTCCTCGACGTGGACCCAGCCGGCGTCGGTGCGCACGTAGGCCTCGGTGGCGGTGGCGCGTTTCCCGTCGACGACCCAGCCGGTGACGGTGTCGTCGTCGGTGAGTGCGACGTCGCGGACCTGGCCGCGGGATTCGGTGGCGTGCAGGACGAGGTCGTCGGGGGTGACCCAGATGTCGAGGCCGATCTCGGCGAGGTCGAGGGCGACAGCGAGGAGGTTGGTGGTGACGATGGGCCAGTCCTTCGGAGGGAGGCGCAGCGTCCATGGGTCGCCGTTGGAGTCGAGGTCGGCGTCGAAGTCGAGGGTGAGGTTCGCCAGGCCGGGGCCGATGCCGAGGGTGACGGCCTCGCCGATGAGGGTGTGGAGGATGTCGCCGGCGAGCCACTGCGGCTCGGTGTCGCTGACATCCCAGTCCTCGTCGGTGTGGACGAGGAGCTCGTCGGGGTCGCCCTCAGGGGTGAGGGTGACCATCGACAGGATCACCGATGCGGCGTTGGTGGTGACCGGGAACGACGAGTTGGTGCCCTTGATCGCGGCGACGTGGAACCCGGCGGGGAGCGTGATGTCGACGGAGTGGGTCTCCTTCCAGGCGCCGGACTCGGCGTAGAAGGACAGGACCTGCTCGCCGTCGATGTAGACGTCGGCGCCGTTGTCGGCCGTGCAGAAGATCCGGCAGTTGAGGTCTTCGCTGGTGGTGAACTCGCGGCGGAACCAGTTCTGCTCGCCGTCAGGGCGGTCCTCGGTGGGGTCGGTCGACCAGATCCAGTAGGCGTCGATGTCGGGCCAGTCCAGTGGGAGGCCTGCGGCGGGCCCGTCGCGGAGGTCCCACCTGATCCCGACCGGGGCCGCCCAGGACACGCCGAGGTCGTGGTCCCCTGCGTCGAGGCTGGCGAATGAGAAGTAGCGGACGTCCTTGCTCTTGGGCTGGACGCCGCCGGAGGGCAGGACGGGGGCGTCCTCGAGCCAGGCGAGGCAGCCGCGGCCGGACAGCTCGACGAACCGTTCCCCGGCCTCGCCGACGGGCATGCGGCGGATGTTCTCCACGACCCACGAGAACGCGTCCTCGCCCTCGTACTGCATCGTGACGACGCAGTCGTAGTCGACGTAGGCCAGGTTCGGCGACGTCGCCGGGATGCGCAGCTGCCCGGTGCCGGTGCCGTTGTACTCGTCGGTCCACTGCCGGTTCGAGGAGTGGGTGAGCTGGTGGCCGGGGCCGAGGTCGGGCGGGTAGATCCAGGCTCGGATGGGCGCTGCCACGGCTACTCCGCGGTCCAGGTGCCGTCGAGGTTGATGAGCTCGACGACGACGCGCAGCGCGGTGGTGCCGGTCATGACCGGGGTGAGGCCGGCGCGGCACTCGGCGAGGCACGTCTCGTCGTAGGTGGTGGTTCCGGCGGGGTCGGACAGGCGGCGGGTGAGGACGACTGTGCGGTCCGCGGCTGACGCCTCTGCCTTCACCAGGGCCACGAGCGCGGCGTAGTTCGCCCACATCTGCCCGACGCGCGCGGAGGGCGTCGCGGGCTCGATGCCGGTGTCCGGGTCGGCGCAGGAGATCGTGAGGGGCAGCGGCACGCCGACTGAGTCCAGGGGCTTGTCGGTGTAGTACTCGCCGTCGCTTCCAGGGACCTGGTAGTTGCTTCCCCGGCGCGCGGCGACGGACATGACTCCGGAGAAGTCCTCGAGGATCGCCAGGGTGGCGATGTCGGTGCCGTCGATCAGGACGGTGTCGGGGATCACGCGGTCCTCCCGGTCAGGAACCCGAGGTCGCGCAGCGCCTGCGCGGTGCTGCCGACGTAGGTGCGGGGGGCGTGCTGCTGCACGGTGAGCTGCTCGACGTAGGTTCCTGCGCCGACTGCGGCGGCTCGGCCGACCGGCGGCCGGGCGCCGGCGAGGTTCCCGACGCCGGAGGTCAGCGCGCCGGCGATGCGGCCGCTGGACTTGGCGACGGAGCCGAGCTCGTCGTCGGAGCCGAGGGCGACGGAGCCGGTGAAGTTGCTGCCGATGCCGCGACCGATCCGGGAGGGCGAGGCGATGCCGAGGGCCTTCTTCAGCGCCTTCACCATCGCGTTGGCGACTTTGGTCATCGCGCTCTCGACGGACTTGATCTGGGACAGGATCCCGTTGACCAGGCCCTTGGTGGAGTCGACGCCGGCGCCGTAGAGGCCGACGGCGGCGGTCTCGGCGAGTCCCTTGCCCTGGGTGTTCAGGCCGGACGCGAGCTGCTTGATCTTGGTGAAGTCGGCGTCGTTGGCACGCACGAGGGCCGCGGCGGTGTCGGCGCCGTCGAGGCCGGCGTCGATGAGCTGCTGCAGGAAGGTGCGGGGCAGGCCGCGCTTGATGAGGGTGGCGATGTTGGCGCGGAACCGTTTGAGGGTGTCCAGCCGCTTGGCCAGCGCTCGCACGATCCCCGGGCCGGAGCGCGGGAGCGCGGTGATGTCGGGCATGACGCCCTGCCGGACGCGGGTCTTGAGCTCGCGGACGTCCTGCAGCTTGGCGAGCAGCTTCTCCCGCTGCGTCGACAGGGTCTGCAGCTGCTGGTTCGAGGCACGGACCCGGGCGACGAGGCGCTTCTCCGTGCCGCCGGACAGCGCGTCGCGGACCTGGCTGATGAGGCCCTTGAGCCGGTTGCGGATGTCCTCGGGCTTCGCGGTGACGAGGTCGCGGACGAAGGTGCCGGCGATGGTGTCGAGGATGGCGGTGCGGGCCTGGGTGGCCTTGCTGGTCCCGGTGCTGGTGCCGCCGGTCTTCTTCGCGCCGGTGTTCTTGCGGAACATCGCGAGCAGGGCGTCGTACTGCTGCTGCAGCGCCTTGTAGGCCGCGGAGTTGGTGTCCGTGCCGCCACCGGTCGGTGCGAAGCTGCCGCCGCTCTTGGACGCGGCCGCGATGCCGGCGAGGCTGCTGGTGTTCACGAACGACGTCTGCACGGCGATCGTGACCGGGATGGTGGTGCCGGCGGCCATGGAGCTCAGCCGGCTCTGGACCTCCTGCAGGCGGGCGTCGACGCCGGCTACGTAGCCCTCGGTCTGGGTCGCGAACGCGCGCATCGACGCGGCACCGACCCGCGCGGACTGGGCGAGGCCGTCCCCGACGCCGGGGATCACCGACGCGACCGTGCCGAGCGCGTCGAGGAGGTCCGCGATCGCACCGCCGATGAAGTCCTGCACGATCGTCGACACGACGCCCAGCAGCGTCTTCTGCCACTGAAGCGTGCCGAGCTCGGCCCAGGCGAGAGCCTTGATGATGAGGTCGAGGGCCCACGTGAAGGCCGGGAGGATCGCGCTGGACAGCTGGAAGTAGACCGGGATGAGGGGGCTGATCGCGTAGTACATGTCGCCGAGCGCCTGGCCGAGCTCGAGGAACAGGGGCAGCAGGCCGGGCAGGTACTTGGCGAGCTCGCCGGAGAGGATGTCGGCGTAGGCCTGGAACGAGGGCACCAACGCGTTGATCGCCGGGGTGAGCGCCTCGAACACGCCGAGGATGGCAGTGCCGAACACGTTGAGGAAGCTGGTGCCGACCGGCAGGATCGCCGCCAGCAGCTCGCCGCCCTTGGTGGCGAGGTCCGCGAACAAGGGCGCCAGCTTGGCGAACCCGTCGACCAGGGCGGGGGCGACGGTGGTGGCCAGGCTGGTCAGCGCCGGGCCGAGGATCGTGCCGAACGACGTCGCGAACGACGTGATCGACGGCTGCAGCGTCTTGATCGCCGCGGTGATCGCCGGGAGGGCCGGGGCGAGGCCGTCGGCCAGGCCGATGGTGAGGGCGTCCTTGAGGTTGGAGAAGACACCGGCGAGGGTCTGCGCCTGCTTGGCCATGAGGCCACCGAAGGCCTTGGTGTTCTTCGTGCCGTTCTCGACGCCGGAGACCAGCGCCTTCACCGCGAAGTCGGCCGGGACGAGGCCCTTCTCGATGAGCTTCGACATCTCGATCGTCGTGACACCGGCGGTGTCGGCGAGGATCTGCAGACCGTTGACGCCGAGCTCGGAGAGCTGCAGGAGCTCGTCGCCCTGCACCCGGCCCTTGGCCTGGATCTGGCCGAGGGCGCGCACGAACGAGTCGACGCCGGCCTGCCCGCGGCCGAGGCCGGCGGCGGCGTCGCCGGCGGACTGCAGGATCGGCAGGACCTGGTCGGCGGCGAACCCGAAGCCGAGGAGCTGCTGCGCGGCGACGGTGAGCCCGGGGAGCGCGAACGGGGTCTGCTTGGCGAAGGTGCGCAGCTGGTCGATGAACCCGTTGGCCGCGGACTGGGAGCCGAGGAGGGTCTCGAACGCGACATTGGCCTGCTGCAGATCGGACGCGGTCTTGAGCGCGTACCCGGAGAGGGCCGTGAACCCGGCAAGCGCGCCGGCCCCGACGAGAGCGACCAGGCGCGCCAGGGAGCCCGCGGCGCTGACGGCTGCGGATCCGAGGCGCGGGAGCGCGTTGGCCCCGAGGTCGCCGATCCGGGCGGCGAGGCCGCCGGCGTACCCGCCGACCTCGCGCAGCCCGGACCCGAGCCGCTTGAGCGGGACCGCGGTGCGCGCTGCGACACCGCCGAGGGTGCCGAGGCGGCCGGTGAACGCGGACGCGGCGGCCTCGCTCGAGCGGAACCCGGCGATGAAGTCGGTCAGGGGCAGGGACGCGCGCTTGAGCAGCGCGGACTGGGCGCCGATGCGCTGCATCTGACGGACCAGGCCCTGCCCGAGCTGGCGGGACAGGCCCGCGGACGCCTCCCGGCCCAGGCGCTCGCCGAGCTCCCGGCCGGCGGTGGTGGTCGGCGCGGCGAGCTGCTTGCTGATCGCTGCGGCTCCGCCCCGGAACGACGGGAGGAGGGTGACGTAGGCGACGGCGACCTCAGCACCGGTGGGCGGCATGCGTGGTCACACCTCCTCCCGGTTCGGGGCGATCGCGGCGAGCACTGCGCGGGCGTGGTCGGGCGCGAGTGGCTTGGGCTTGCGGCGGGCGGGGCGGCCGCTGAGGATCGGCGGCGGCTCGGGCTGGTTGCGGCCCTTCTGCCCGTCCTTGGTCTGCTGCCAGAGGAGCAGGTCGAGCTTGTAGACGATCGCGGTGAGCAGCCGCGCGTCGAGGGACCAGGCGGCCTGCTCGAGGTCGTCGTCGCTGGCGTAGGAGCGGGCCAGCCGGCTGGTGGGGTCGTCGAGTGCGGCCTGCGCGAGCCGTCCGAGCCGCCCCCAGGTGAGGGCGGGTGTGCCGAGGTCGAGGACGTCGACGCCCCAGCGGGCGAGGAGGTCGTCCTCGACCTCGGCGAAGCGGTCGCGGAGCAGCTCCAGCAGGCCTGCTATTCCCCCGCGTCGGCGCCCTGGGTCTCCTCGAGCATGGTGGCGACCATGGTCGCGGAGCCGCCGGCGTCGACGAAGGCCTGGTAGTCGTCGTCGCCCATGACGAGGCGGATCGCGTCGGCGACGCGGCCGTCGATGAGGGCGGTGGACGCGCCGTCGGGCCAGACCTGGATCGGGGGGACGACGAACACGCGGTCGCCGGCCTCGATCTCCAGCGCGCCGGCCTCGATCTTCTCGAGGGTCCAGGCCTCGAGGTTGATGCGGGTGCGGCTGGTGCGGCGTGCGGTGGTGCGGGTGCGCGGGGGCATGGCTTCTCCTTAGACGCGGGGACGCGGGGTTGCGGCGCGGGGATGGGTGGTCGTGCACGTCGGGGACCGGCTCCCGCGCCGGCGCCGGCCCCCGACGTGGATCAGGACGCGCCGAGCGCGGACCAGAACTTGCGGGCGGGCTTGCCGTCGAGCTCGGCGGAGCCGTAGGCCTTGATGGTCACGCCGTAGCCGAGGAGCTCGCCGGAGACCGCGTTGCGCTCGGTGAGCTCGGTGACCTGGCCCTCGGGGATCCAGGTGCGCTCGACCTTGCCGGAGTCGGTGTCGACGTAGTCGATGATGAACGACTGCCGTGCGCCGAGGGCGCCGGGCTCGACGTCGAGCACGCCGGCGACGAGGGCCTGGCCGTAGTACAGCTCGAGGACCTCCTTCTTGGTCTCGATCATGGTGAACGAGACCTGGTAGGAGCCGTCGGTGACGTCCTCGCGGACGGTCGCTGCGTTCTGCCAGGCCTTCTTCTCGTCGGTGGTGCGGTTGATGGTCTCGGTGACGCCGTCCTCGTTGAGGTAGCCGAGGTCGGTGTAGCCCGAGCCGCCGACGGCGGCCACGGCGGAGGTCGGGGCTGCGGCGCCGGTGTCGGCGACGTAGACCGCGCCCGTGACCGCCACGCGGGTGTTTGCGCTGTCCAGGGACATGCGGACTCCTTGGTCGTGGTGTGTGGTGCGGAGCGTGACGGCGGGCGCCGTCTGGTCCCGGAGGGTCCCGGGGCCGGTCAGATGGCCGAGCCGCGCACGAGCAGCTCGACGGTGAAGTAGCGCGCGAACCCGCCGGACTCCTCGGGCAGGGCGTAGGGGCCGGCGGCGTACTCGACGCCGATGACGGGGCCCTGTCCGGCGGAGGCCTCGAGCGCGGCGCGGCACAGCGCCGCCAGGTCGATCGCGTCGGTCTCCACGGGCGCGTGGACGCGGATGCCGAGGCGGGCCCGCTCGCGGACGAGGTCGAGGCGGGGGCCGCCGTCGCGTCGCACGACGACGGCGCGGCCGGTGAGCGGGTTGGGAGTGCGGGTGGCGACGTCGACGTCGGCGGCGTAGGGCTCGTCGCGGCCGGCGAGGGTCGCGGCGAGGTGGGCGACGGCCCAGGCCTCGACGTCGGGGAAGGCGATGAGCTCGCTCATGCGAGCCTGCCGGCGTCGAGGGCGCGGGCGAGGTTCCCGGTGCGGGACTCCACGACGAGGGCGTAGTCGACGGTCGCGGCGACGCGGACGGCGGCGCGGTCGGTCTCGTCGACGACGACCTCGATCGACTCGGCGTAGTCCCCGGACGCGACCGGCGCGGTGGCGCGGGCGACGGCGGCGACGGCGCGGCCGCGGCGCTCGAGGTCGGCGACGACGCCGGGCGACTTGAGCAGCTGCTCGACGCCTGAGGAGATGAGGACGACCTTGGGGCGTGCCATCAGCCGGTCACCTGCTTGAGCCGGACGACGACGCCGGCGCCCCAGCGGGCGGGGTCGCCGTCGACGAGCCACGTGCCGCCGCGGGCCTCGACGGTGTCGCCTGCGGCGACGACGGCGTGCGCGGGGGCGTACACGTCCAGGAGGGTCCGCACGGCGGCCCGGTCGGTCTCGACGGGCTCGCTGGATGCCACGGGTGCGATCCGGCAGCCGCGGACCGTGGTGCGGGCGGGCGGCCCGGGGACGGGGTTGCCGAGCCGGTCGACGCCGGTGGCAGGCCCGGGGCGCACGACGGTGATCGACTCGATCACGGCTCCCCCTTCCACCACGGGAACGGCTCGTCGCTGCCTGCGACGGGCTGGTAGGCGGTGTCGTCGGTGTAGTCGCCGCGGGTGATCGACTGGGTCCACAGCCCGGGCCGGGACACCGGGTACAGCTCGCCGATGGTGTCCTTCTCGCTGTCGGTGAGGTAGACGCCCTCGACGCCGCGGGCGCCCCACCGGTTGGCGAACGGGCCGGTCTGCACGGACTCCGACATCGTCGGGTTCATCCACGCGCGGCCGGCTGCGGCGCACACGATCATGACGACCTGGTCGGGGACGTCCTCGAGGGCGCCGTCGGCGTCGAGGAACGAGCGGCGGGCCTCGGAGCGGACCAGCGCGGACGCGGCGGCGAGCAGCCAGGTCGCGCGTGAGGTCTGGTCGTCGACGGACGGGGCGTCGGCGGGCAGGGAGTCGCGGAACTCGTCGAGGTCAACGAGGGGCGTCTGCATGGCGGGGCTCCCAGGCTTCGACGGCGGCGACGAACGCGGCGTGGTCGGCGGTGGCGGCGTGCTCGAGCGCGCGGGCGCGTCCGGCCGTGGACGCGGTCGACCAGGCGACGTCGTCCTTGAGGAGGGCTGTGATCGCGGCGGTCCAGCCGTCGACGTCGTCGCGGTCGATGTAGGTGCCGGCGGGGCCAAGGTTGGCCAGCAGGCCGTCGGCGGGGTGCGCGATGACGGGGATGCCGTGGGCCATCGCCTCGGCAGCGGTCATCGACCAGGACTCCTGGGCGCTGGGTGCGAGCAGGACCCGGGTGCGGGCCCATACCTGCTCGGCCATGAGCGGCGCCGGGACGGGCTGTACGACCTCGACGTTGGCCGGGGGCGCGGTGGGGACGATCTGGTCGCCGTAGCCACCCAGGACGGCCAGGAACGGCACGTGGGGCAGCGCGGCAGCGATGTCCCAGAACCGGCCGGCCTTGTTCTCGTTGAGGTTGACGATGGTGACGCGGTCACCGGCCGGGCGGCCCGGTATATCTCGCGGTATATCCAGCGGGGGTGTGATGACGAGCGCGTCGCGCTCGCCGAGGGTGTCGGCCATCGCGCTGCTGTTGCACACGACGAGGTCGGGGTCGGTCTTGGACAGGCCGGCGCGCACGCCGATGCCGGCGTTGTGGCAGACCGCGACGATGCGCCCGCCGCGGTGCCGGCGGATGTCGCGGGCTGTGGCTGCGTAGTCGGGGTGGCACACGATGACGTCGTAGGTGCCCTCCCACGCGGCGCGGCGGCCGCGCACGGGGATGCCTTCGTGCTCCCACGGGGGCGGCTTCTCGTCGCCGCGCACGGCCACGGTGATGTCGTGGCCGCGCGCGGCGAGCGAGCGGAGCAGCTGGTGGGTCATGAGCTCGGACCCGATCCAGCGGGCGGGCGGGTAGGACAGGAGCGTCGCGACGATCCGCATGCGGCGCTCCTGCCCTATCTGCGCGGTCAGGAGCCGGCGGGGGTGAACTCGATCTCGACGGCGCGGACGTTCTTGAGTCCGTCGTCCTCGACCGAGGTGCAGCCGGCGAACGCCGACACGATGCTGCGGTCGCGCAGCTTGGTCGGGTCGTAGTCCTTGATCCAGCGCATGGCCAGGCCCTCGTAGGAGCTGCGGGCCCCCTTGCTGGCGCCGTCCGGGATCTCCGGGGCGACGTTCAGCCACGCGAAGGCGGTGCGGTGGAAGGCGTAGGCCTTGTCCGCGTCGATCGCGTTGCTGGTGACCAGCGTGAACCCGGCGAGGCGGCCGATGACGGCCTCGCGCAGCGCCGACTCGGTGCCGGACTCGTTGACCTTGACCAGCTTGTCGCTGGCCAGGAACGCAGCCTCGACGTCGGCGCCGAGCAGGATGACCCGCTCGCCCATCGGCACGTTGGCCTTGTTGAGGACCTTGCGGGCCTCGACGGCCACGAGGTAGGGGTCGCCGGTCTTGCCGGACGCGCCCTCCTCGAAACCGACCGTCTCGTCGAAGGTCGCCGAGGCGATCGTCGACGCGATGAGGTCCTCGAGGCCCTCGGCGACGCCGCGCATCTGCGGCATGAGCACCTGGCTGCCGAAGTCGGCGATGTCCAGGGTCAGCTGCTCATCGGTGATCGCCGTGCCGTGGTAGATGTCGTGGTTGAGCACGACGTCGACCTTGGTCTCGGTCAGGTCGTCGAGGACGATCGAGCCGGACCGGTCGTTGCGCCACCCATAC